TAAAGGGTTGTAATACATGGAAACATGCATTATTATAACCTTTCAACCTATGAGTTGATAAAGGAATGAGCTTCGCCAAAGAAAAGATGGCTCACTATATAACCTAACTTAAATTATGAATATATTATTAAAAATAAAAATATTAACAAGGTTAATACTATTAATTTTTAACAAAAATGTTCATAAAGCAGTTAAGCAATATATATTACTCTTTGAAGGAATCCGGAAACAATCTGGTATAAAATATGCAATACGATATTTTAAAATATCAAGATTACATATAACTAGATATATTTCAGGTAATCCTTTAAAAAGTAATCGTGAACTGGTTTCTCTTGATAGGGATTATTTTCCTAAAAGATTAAATTTATTGAAAGAATTGGTTGACCAAGATGAACTTAGAATCGTTTTTACGATTTTAGGTTATACTAGATCAATCATTCCTACAAAGAAAGAAAAACTTGGTATTAAACCAGATTTTCAATCTATAACAAATCCATATAAAGGAAAGGTATATACAATACCCAAAACCTTTATAAAGGATTTTGTTAGTAAATTTAATCTTCAGTCAAATAAACCTGAATATAAAGATGAAGATCATTATGTAAGTATGAAGGGGAGTCCAAATGGACCTTCAACATATTCATCATTATGATCAATAATTTTATTAAGTTATCCTCAATTGGATTACATTTGTAAAATTGTTGGAGATTACTTTAGTCAATCTCTTTCACCTTTATATAATTGATCATGAAATTTAGAGAGACCAATTGATCCTTTAAAAAGATCAACAGGTAAACTTTCTATTGTTGAAGATCCAGAATTAAAGTTAAGAGTAATTGCAATGTTAGATTATACATCACAATTTACCCTTAAACCAATCCATGAAAATATTCTTAATAAACTTAAGAATTTTCCATCTGATCGGACTTTTACTCAGGATCCTAAACACTCATGATCAACTAATCAGGAGAAATTCTTTTCACTTGACTTGTCAAGTGCAACTGATCGTTTTCCAATCGAGTTACAAGCTAAATTAATGTTATATATTTATAACAATGATTTAGATTTTTCTCAATCTTGAAAATCTCTATTAATAAATAGAAATTTTCAAGTTGGTGAAACAACTGAATATCTTAGATATTCTGTTGGCCAACCAATGGGAGCGTACAGCTCTTGAGCTGTCTTTACTATTAC